TATGTCTAGATGCTTCTGCATAACGAGCTGAAATATTTGCTTTGTATTCTAATCCAATATTGGTGTCAGCACCCGCTTTCATAGCGCCATCAATCTTGCTTTTTATTTCATCATAGTTACCCATCTTCAATAGGTTAACCGAATCCATAATTGCTCGTTTGATTTCTTGATTCTTGCAAAATTTTAAAATTTCATCTTTAACAAAAGTAAGATCATCCGATTCCATAAAACGGAATACCTCTTTCAATTGTTCTAGAATTGATGTCTTTAAAATATCATTATCAATCTCCGTAACTTTTACTTTAAGTACATCTTTTGACGGAGGACATTTATATTCTCTAAAATGAGTCAATATAACATCTAACAACCAACTGTTTGCATCTGATTCGAAATAATCAGCTTGGATAATATCTGTAATTTGCTGTAAAAATAATCTATCCGTGAACATTGCTGCCAAGACTTTGACTTGAAAGCCATATCCATATTCACTCAGTTTGTCTGTCATATAATGATTATAATAAAAATGATTTTAAAATCAAATTATTTTTGTGTTTGTTTTGCAAAAGCTGCTAAAGACAACCAAGTATTGTTTAACCAATCCGGCAAGTTCTTCATTATAGCCCACATCTTATCCTCATAGAATAAACGTTGGAATTCTGATCTATCTAAACCCGATACTGGTTGTTCCATGATACCTCTAATCTTGCTAGCAGTATTTGCTGGGATATCTAAAAGTTTGATATTCATTAATCGATAATTTTGTTCAATTATTCTAGAATTATCAAGTATTTTTTGATATGATTTTGATTCCTTTAAATTGTCTTTGCTCTTTTCAAACAAAGCATCAACCGTAAATTCTTCACAATCTACTAATTCAGGAACTAATTTTAAAATAGTCTTAGGACCAATACCATGCACTCCTGGAATATTATCAGAAGCATCGCCTGTAAATGATCGATAAATAACCATGTTATTAGGATGAACACCAAACTCGTCTATAACTGCTTGTTGATCATACATTTTCTTTTTGATAGGAGACCATACTTGAATTCTATGATCTACCAATTGATAGAAATCTCTATCCGTAGAAACAATTGTAATTTTCTTACATGTTTCTTCATACATTTGTGCGATATATGCAATTGCATCATCTGCTTCAATTCCATCCATTGCCATGAATGTAACCGGAAGACAATCTAAATAAGAAACTAATCGACTAAATTGATGTCGCATCGATTCTTGTTCATCTTCAATTGTTGAATCATGATGATCGTGACGACGCAATTTAGTTTTATTAGCTCTATTTGCTTTGTAATCACCATAAATCTTTTTTCGTTTTGCGGAGCCTCCCCTACCATCAAATACGATAATACAACGAGTAGGTTTGAAATCCCTTACGGTTTTGCCGACTGAATATAAGAATCCAGTAATACCACCAATATGGTCGCCATCTTCATTATATGCTGGTGTGGCTCCAAAACTACGAATAAAAGTATTCAAGCCGTCGAATACTATGAGATGATCATTTACATCCGACGGGCTTGAAGTTCTTTCTTGTTGTAACTCTTTGAATAATTGTTGATACTTATTCACTATCCTTCTTCATCAATGAATTCGTCTGTGATTATTACATCATCAATTCCACCATCAATTCCAGCTTGATATTTGAATATGTAAGCATCGCAAATTCTTTTATATAACCTGTCTTTTGCTTCTGGGTTATTAATAACCTTTTCAACAAAATCTTTACTTTGGAATTTTAATTCGCCAAACGTTTCTCCGGTTTCATGATCCATATCTTCCAATGTATACCATGCACCTGATTGTTTAACTAAATCAAAATTCTTCATGATTGATAACCAACCACCGTAATTGTCAATACCACTATCATAGTAAATTTCATAATCTACTTTGCGATGTGGCGGTCCCATACGGTTCTTAACTACCTGCACATTTGTTTTGCTTCCTACAACTTGTTCTACACCATTAACTTTGGCTTTGATCATACCTGTATTCTTAAGACGAAGACGAACCGATGCGTGGAATGGAATTGCTTTACCACCCGATGTTGTCCAAGCATCACCAAATGATACGCCCATTTTGACACGTAATTGATTGGTAAATATCAAACAAATTCGTTCTCGTGCAATCCAATTGGTAACTTTACGCATTGCTTTTGACAAAATAATAGATTTGCTGGTTGCATATCCATCTTTATCATATTCAGCTGACATTTCAATTTTTGTGGATGCACCCATAATTGAGTCTACTACAATTGTAACTAAACGGTCTTTGTCTGATTTGCGTACACCTTCAACAATTGTTTCAATGGTTTCAAATATTTCTTCAATTGTTTCTAATGGAACATACAACATGGTTTTTAAATCAACACCAATTGCTGATAAAAATTCGGAACTAGTAGCCGACTCAGTATCAATATATACAGCCAATCCACCTTTCTTTTGCGTTTCTGCTAAAGTGTGTGCTGCTAATAATGATTTACCAGATGCTTCTAATCCGGTAATTTCAGTAATCCGTCCCACAGGAAATCCACCATAGGGACGGTTTGAAATTGCTAAATCAAGCATCGAGCAACCTGACGAAATCCACTCTGATACATTGCTCGGAGAATCTTCATCGCCATCTAAAAAGAACGCAGTCTTAAGATTTTGTCCTTTAAATTGTTTGTTGATACTATCCGCTAATGTATTTGCTAGACTGTCTTCTAGTTCCAGTTTACTTTTACTCTTTGCCATCTAGACTCCTTATTAATTAAATAAATCATTAAATGCTGATGCAACATCCTCAACTTTACCTGCAATTGGTTTTGCGGCTTTTTCAGGTGCTGCTGGTGCTGAAGTTTCTTCTTCTTCAACATCTGAATCTGCATTCTCTGGATTCATCCATTCTTTAAGAGCATCTTCTAATTCTTGATAAGTTGGCTCAGGGAACAAATCAGTGATTACTGGTTGATTCAAGATTTTCTCTGCAATTGCTTTGTCTTCAGTTGCAGGTTGTGTGTTTGGTTTAACACGTATTGCTGTTTTAGGAAAAGCTCCGCCTTCTGCTGGTGTAAATTCTACGTCAATATCGCGACCATTCATTAAGTCGGTAATGTCACCATAATCTGCATCTGAGATAATTGATAACAACTCAGTGTAGATTTGTTTACCGAATCCCCAGAATTTAACTCCTTCAGATTCTTTACCACGAACGATTACAGGAACATATGTTCTCATTTTCGGTTCAATTTTGCGACCCATTAGCCATTCGTCTTTGTCACCAGTTTTCTTAAGTTTGTCTGCAAACTCAACAATTGGATCTGCATTACCAAATGTAATCGGAGATAACATAGATCGTTTACCGATGTCATAATGGAAATAAAGTTCTAAGAATGGATTGTCTTTGCGATGAACGTAAGGTACAATTCTTACTCGCGTTTTGCCTGCTTCAGGTTTCCACAAATTTTGTTTTTTGTCATCAGATTTGTTTAACTGATTCAACTTCGCTTTGATAGCGTCGAGGTTAAGTGCCATAAGTGCTCCTTTGTTAATTAAGTAAATAAAAATATAAATTATTAATTATAATATAGATAATTAATGGGTTAAATCAAAGTAATTAGTTAAGTTTTTTTTGTTTTATTTTGAGTAATCTGGCATGATTACAATATGCCTAACGTTAGGCAGTTGTTTTTTTAATTCGATTTGATTAAATGCAGTTGAATTTAAAACCATATTTCCTTTAATCGTTAAATCAGCAGGAAATGAAGATAAGTATTTACAATGAAGTAGTATTAAATCGCCATTTACAACTAAGTTGTTAGGTAAATTTTTTATTTTAGTCTTACTTAGATCTAAATATCCATCAACTTCTAAATTATCAGGTAGTGTCATTATAGTACTTCTAGATACATCTAAATATCCATCTACATAATGAACATCTTTTAATACTTCATCAGGGTTAGTAGATTTAGATAATTTATATCCTGTAACGGAAGTATTTTTTCCTTTTATGTAATCATCGAGTGAAGAAACTTTATTTAATTTAGAAGTATGTTCCCCTTCAGTGTTATCTGGATAACCATTGTTATTTTGGTCTTGGTCTTCTCGCAATAGATTTTTTAATTTTATCATATCAACCTTTATACTATAATAAATATTACTTCCAAGAAATTTTCTTGAAGAATACTAAATCAATAACACGATAACCAGCTTCGTCAGTAAGTATAAATGAATTTTGATAAATGCTCCAATCTAATTGAAATGTCTTGTCTAATATGCCATTGTTAACTGCTTTTATAATTTGATTAAGTGCATTAACTGTATACAATGTATTAGTTTCTTTTTTGCGATGGATGCTAATTGTATTCTGTCCCCTTTGCGTACCTGCATCTGCATTATATGTGCAATATAAATTGTCTGTCGATTCTGCATTTGCGAATATGAAAATTCGCTGTTCTGGTATGATGTAACTTTGCTGTATGTATTCTGTTACTA